TAAGTAAGGAATAGGCAAAATCGTAATAAACGATTTCTTCTTTTTTCTTTGAAAGGTCTTCGAATGTTTTTTGGAGATTGTTTCTAAATTCTTCTAGCTTCTCATGTTCAGTATTTCGGTTTTCAAGTTGTTCGGCAATAGTTTGAATTTCAGATTCAAGATCTCGGATTTGTCTCTGGTTGAGCGATATCCGAGTATTGTTTTGAGAAATCTCATGATTGAGTTTCGTAATCTCCTTAGATAGAACTAAAAATTGACGCTCTCGTTCTTGTTCTAACTTTATAGTCTCCTCAAGTTCTTGAAAACCTTTCTGGAGTTCCTTTGCTTTATTTTGAGCGTCTTCTATTCTATTTAACCGAAACTCTTCCTCTATGGTTTGAGTGCAAGTAGGACATACCGTATTTTCACTAAAAAATTTATGCTCTTTAGTAATCACAGATACTTTTTGGGATAATTTACCCTTAAGATTGTTAAGCTTTACTAACTTATCATCGGCACCGATGAGTTCTTCCTGATCCTTAGTGTACTTAAAAATATCTTCTTCAGTCCTAGCGTTCTCACTCATATACTGTCCGATTTCAGTATCTAAATCGGAAATTTTCCGTTTATTGCTATTAATATTAGCATGTCCACGGTTCTCAAGTTCTTCGATGAAGTTCTGCTGCATCTTCATCTTTTCTTTGATATTCTCTTTACGCAACTCAAGAGACTTGATCTGATCTTTCTGAGTACGAATGCGATCCTTAATCAGATTATTCATCGCAGAGAAAATGCGAATATCCAAAAGATCCTCAATCACCTCACGGCGATTGGCAGTTGTCAATTGCATAAACGGCACAAAGGTGCTGGATCCAAGAATTACAATCTGAGTAAAGGATTTATAATTTACCTTGAGAATATTCTCCTCAAGAATCCTTTGATTGGCACGATCATCCGCCTCTTTATGAAGAGGCGAACCGTTGACTTCAATATCGAAAATACTCGGTCTAATTCCACGACGAACAAGATACTCTCTACTGTTGATGGAAAATTCAATCTCCACCACGCAATCTTTTTCATTTACAGTATTAACTAGTTGTGGTTTATTAATTTTACGAAATGGTTTATTGAAAAGAACAAACGTAAGAGCATCTAGAATTGTAGATTTACCTGCCCCATTTGTTCCAATAATCAGATTCGTATTATTCTTTTCAAAATCAACTTCAGTCCAGTTGTTTCCAGTTGAAAGAAAGTTTTTCCATTTAATCTTGTGAAATACTAACATGTTTAGGGGGAATTACAATATCGTCAGGAGTGACCACAGCATACTTGTAATTATACAACTTACAAGTCTTTATGGCAAGTTCATCGTCAACTTCAACTACATCCATTTCTTGATCTTCTTGGTCTTCGAGCATCAAGGCATATCTGACCGCATCATCTTCTTCCTCAAACAAAAACAAAACTTTATGCCCATATTGGTCCTGAACTGCATATGCACCGTCGTCTTTTCTGCCCTTAAGAGTGAGAAGAAACATTACTCTACTTCGCAAGCTTGTTGATAGAGATCTTGAAAAATTCCTTTGATGATGTTTTTATCAAACTCAAATTCTGCTTCATCAATATACCGATTTAGAATCGAAAGTGTGTTCTCTTCCTCAGCAATCTCAAAATCTTCATTTTCCTGAATGTCGAAGTTTTCAAGTATTTTGAGTTCTTGAATTCCAGCGGTATAGAGTTTATCAATAAATTTTTCAAAATCTTTTGGTTTAGATTTTTTACGAACAATCACCTTAACAATCTTATTTTCATACTCAGTGGCATCAAATAATTGATAAGGAGTATCCTCATAATAAATGTTATAAAATAATTTATAAGGATTGTTAATTGGAGTATGAATGAGGGTTTCCGTATCAAAAATGTGAAACCCACGAGTATCATTCACATCAGTCCAGTACATCTCATAGGGATTTCCAAGATAAAAAATCTTGCCATTATTAGAACGAGTATGATAATGTCCAGAAAATACACGTTCAAATTTTCCAAAAATGTTTGGATCAATTCCGTGTTCTTCCATAACCAGATTCCGATTAACACGGAATCCTTGAAGTTCAAGATGACCCATAGCAACATTTGCTTTGGTCTTTTTAATATGATTTAAAGTCTGCTCATAGTTCTCACTACAAATCCAAGGAACCAGCATAATGTCTAACCCGCCAACATTAATGGTTTGTGGAGAACTATAAGATTTTACATTTGGGTAATCTTTAAGAAGAAGACTGGGAGAGTTTACGTTATTGGTATTCTTATAATAGCAATCGTGATTACCAATAATCATATGAACATCATAATTGCGAAGAGGTTCAAATACAACTCTCTTTGCCCATTCAAGACTCTGGTAATCAATTGACTTGCGACTATCAAATGCATCACCCATATGAATGACTGCTTCTACCCCGTGTTCTTTTAGGGCAGGAAAAAATACATTTTTATAAAAAAGTTCAAAGTGATCGTGAAGATACTTAGAACCCTTTCGAGCTCCATAATGAGTGTCTGTAATGATAGCGACTTTCATCGATTATTGCGATACGAAACGTTGTCTTTGATCGTATTATAGTCTGAACTACTGCCAGAAAGCAAGCTATCGTCAACCATCATAACCTCATCAAAACCAGTCTTTTCTATAATCTTGGTCTTAATTTCTAACTGTCTTTTTTCTTTAGAGATTCTTCTCAAAAAAGCATAATTTATAATTTGAGTAAAATAAGCAAAAGGATTTCTAGATTTTTCTGGATCAAAATTATGAATGTACTGAACACAATTTTCTACACCATCAGAAATCATATCTTCACGGAACATATAATTAATGAAGTTTGGTTTATAGGAAAGATGAGTTGCGATTTTAAAAAAACATTCCCCAAGATAATTAGTAATTCTTGGTTTTGGTAAACCCTTTTCCTTTGCGTCTGCAACTTTAGAACGGTATATTATAAGAGCATCTAGAAACTCTTTATTGTTTACATAATGCTCTGATTTTCTTTTTGACATAGTATCATTTTTACATATGAATCGTTATGTTTATTATAACACATTTTAAGGTATTGACAAATATCAAAAATATAAGTAGAATCGCTTTGCTAAGGATGAAGATGATAATCTAGCTTTCTTTATTATTCTTGAATAATTCTTCAAGCTTCTTACGGGCATCTTCAACTGTTGAGATAAATCCCATCTTCGAAGATATGTTTACCTGCCCATCTTTTCCTTTCGTATTAACCCTTACTTCCTCTTCGTTATTATCATTAACATATTTTTCATAAAAATGAATCATATTTGAATCAGAAACTTCAGTCATAGTAATAACCTTGTCTGGTCTAATGATGAAGATATCATCATCAGGAATTTCCATCCAGGGTTTAACTTTGACAAAGACTCCTTTGGCATTGTTAATCATTTTCATAATTACTGGATTCTGAAGAATAATTAAAGGATCTCCATCATTCTCATCGATTGATATCAAAGAGAATATTTCTTCACCAGAAACCAGTTTTAAAACACTATAGAATTCCTCTCCCATTAGTCTTTTATCTGAATATTGACAATATCGTAATTAAAATTTTCTTCATTATATATTTTTATTCTTTCAATTAAATGATTAAGAGTATAGTTTTTTCTTGATTTGTGACTGATATCATCGGCAATATCATACAGAGTTGCCTTTACTTTGTTTTCTCCTTTTCTAAGAACTCTTCCGATTGATTGGAGATTTCTGACTCTTGATTTACTAGGGGAAGCAAAGATGACGTTATGTAAATTTCTAATGTTAATACCAGTAGAAAAAGTGCCGTAAGAAGCAACGATGATTGCATTATTTTCTTTTTCAGTTATTGATCTAACTTGTTCCCTGTCATCAACATCAACACCACCATGGACAAAAAATACTTGACGATTATCAGGTTTGCTATTATTTATTAGATCGTATAAAGGTTGTCCGTGCCCTTCAACTCTAGAAAATAGCACCAAACTATTTCCTTTAAGATCTAAAGTAAGGTTTTTAATTAGATTATTTCTTTTGTGGTGATTGATTAAATACTGAACTTCATCCTCATACTTTTCAAATCTTTGTGGAGGATGCTTCAATAGAAGTATTTTAATATCAAGTTTTGCAACGTGTCCCTTCTCCATAAGTTCGTCAGTACGAATAATCTTATAAGAAGGACCAAATAAACCCTCAAGAACCCACTTATGAGTCTGTGAACCATCTAGTGTTCCAGTAAATCCAAAGCGATATTTTGCATCAGAAAGTTTTGTCATTATAGATACTAATGACTTAGATTTAAACTGGTGTGCTTCGTCACCAACAACCACATTAAATCTTGAAAAGTACTGACGAGGAAGTTTGTAAATAGACTGCCAGGTAGTGATAATCACCTGAGAATCTGTTTCTCTTTCCTTTCCAGCATAGATTTTGTGGCAAAATGACCCCACATCCCATCCATAATCTGCAAAGTCTTTATACATCTGTTCTACAAGGGAAGTCGTTGGCACAACTATCAGAGTATTTTGTCCTCTCTCAACGTAGTATCGGACAATCGAATATATCATTAACGACTTTCCAGAGGCAGTTGGAGATATCAATAACTTGCGATTATGTTTTAAAGCGTCGTATACTCCCTCAACTTGATACTCACGGGGAGAATACTTGCAAATAGATTTCATATAATCTTTTACACCTTCCTTTGAAATCATTTTATTGGATTCAAAAGGAAGGCCGTAAAATTTATTGTCTAAAAATTCATAAGTATAATTATGGTTCTCACAAAATCTGATGATCTTATCTAAAAGACCAACATAGATTTCACCATTTTGTGTATTAAACAAACGAATTTTTCCGTCCCAGTATTTGTTGCGAAACTGGGGCATAAATTTTGCACCTGGTACATCAAATGTAAATTGATCTGCAAGTTCATAATAAACGTGCGGATCTGCCTTTACCTGAAGATATACCTCGTTCTTTTTTGATATAACCAAATGGGACATTCATAAAATATCAGTTATGAATATTTATTTGGTTAATTGAACCCTGCCTGGAATCTATGCCATTCAATAGCGTTTTTGATTTGGTAAGTTCTGTTTGAAATACACCGAATAACCTCCTCAAGAAACTTCAGCATAATGTCATAGTAACGGATTTTCATTTCTATCTTGGAAAGTCTCTCATCGGCATCTAGGTGCCTCTGTAGCGAGTCTTTCTCTCTGATCTTATACGGAAATGGTTCATCAACGTAGACCTCTGCTGGCGCCTTTCCTGTGTAGTAGTTGTAACGTTCTAACCTAACTTTGTTGTGTGTTTCTTTTGCTCTTTCACGAAGGAGCGTTATTGTATTGTAGATTGTATAATACTTTGCGTGAAGTTGTGGAATTTTTAAAGATTCATCGTGTAAATTGTCAGGATCTATTACAGAATCTTTCTGCCACATTTCCTGAATCTGATCAAGATTCATAGAGGTTTATTGTTTTTTCCTAGGATATTATATACAGTATACTTGAAAGATGCCTCTGCTGTAAAGTATTGAATATCTGTCATAGTCGCATCAAAATCTAGAGAAGTTAATGCTACTGGAAATAAATCTTTAAAATTAACTTTAGCGGTTTCTTGGTAGTTGTTATTTAAAATCGATAATGTACCATCGCTGAAAGCATCTTTTAAATCTACTTCTCCACTTTCAGTAATCAGATCTCTAAACTGTCCTGTTGTTTCTGGATATCCAAGACCAGTTAACCAGTTGTGAATGGACATATAATTTTCCATATTCTCATCAACCAAAAACCTAAGTGATAAATCACCATAAGTTAATTTCTCTCCAGGAATATCAAGGTCCTTGAGGTAGTTTGGTTGCCTTGCCAAGTCTAGACTAATCTCAGGAATTCTGGCAGAATTACAAAAGAATACTGCCTTTGGTGCCTTTGCTAGTGTAAATTTAAATCCAACTGGAGAAAGATAATTTCTATTTTGGATCTGATTGGAATATGCGCTTGCCATAATTATTTTTTAGGTGCAACTTTAGCAGTTGGTGGTGAAGAAACTTGGGTATAAACCATTCTTTTACCCCATTTTTCGGGTGTTGTACTTGAACCAGCAATATCTTTTGTAATCTGTGGGGAAACATCAAAAGAAACGTCCCTATTAACACTCCCAGTTTTTCCAAAATCACCAACATCATTAATTTTTGCTGTTGTCGACTTAGTTTTTGATCCCATAGGTGCTGCAGTCAGTTTTAATCTAGATCCATAAGGAATTGATGGTGCTCCACTTTGTCCTTTTGGTGCCTGACCTTCTTTATGTTTAAACGGAACTGCAGCGTTTCTTGTCGTCCAATTGTGCGGATCTCCAGTTGCAGTTACTTTATTTGGAGTAAATGCATCTCCTGGTGCATAAACACTAGCCTTTACTGGTTTCCAACCATATCTTTGCTGTTCTGCACCCGTATGTGCTTTCTGTGTGAACTTACCAGTTTTCTTGTCCAATACACCAGGTTTATAGTTTTTATACGCTAAAACTGATTGGGGTTTAGGAGACGCTTGTGGGTTTGGTTTTGATTTTGCTCTTGATGCAAATGGATTCCAAAATTCCTGAATATTTGCATCTTTACAGAATTCTTTAAATGACTTCATTAGTCTTTTATTTTTATTTAGACAAA